GCTCCCTCGACTCCGACAACGATCGACGTCACGGCCTGTGCTTCGGTTGCAAGGTTCGATCGCTCACGTTCGACCTGGGCCCGCTACAGGACCGCCTGTACGGCGAAGGCTTGACCAATCGCCAGTCCCAGGATCGGATCGTCGAGGATGCGCGGGCGCGCGGGATCGAGCCTGAGCCCGTCGGGAACCGATGGATCTGATGTGGACCCGACTTCCATCGCGCTTCTGCTCACAGGCATCGGCGGCTTCCTCACAGGCGCGGTTGCGATCTTCGTTGCGATCGCTAACCGACGCGCTCAGTCAGATGATGACGACGCTGTCGTTCGGAAGGCCAACTTCGATGAGCTTCGAGATCTCTACCACCAGGTACGAGACGAGCGGGATGCGTACAGGAAGGCCCTCCGCGACCTGGAGGCCGACATCGAGGCATGGCGACGATGACCAGTGAGTCGACCCGCTTCGAGCAGCACTCGCACCACCACTGGTACGACGTCCGCAACTGGAAGTTGTGGGCGGCGCTGAGCATCTTCCTCCTGCTGTCCTGCGTGGCCTTCGCCCTGGTGTCGACCACACTGGACCGCAACCAGAAGAACGTCCAGTTGGAGGCGATTCGCGAAGAGCAGTCCTGCCGCTCGAAGGCGGCGAACGCAGTGAACGTCGCGCTGACGTCGAAGGTCATCTCGCTCGGCGAGGTGGACGAACTGGTCGGCCAGTTCGTCGTGCAGTTGAGTACCGACCGCTCGCAGATCCCTGGAGTGGTCGCCAAGCTTGGGCAGGCCATCACCACGTCGAAGGTGACGGGCGAAGCCCTGCAGAAGGCAGTCGAAGCCCAGAAGCAAGCGATCGATGCGTGCAAGGAGCCCTCATGATCACCCACGTCACTGACCAGTCGTTCCCCTTCGACGTCGTCCTCACCCACCCCGTGGGTGACTACGAGGTCGGAGACACCGTCCACGTCGTCGGCTTCGACGATGAGCCCCACACCTACCAGATCAAGGGTGGGCGCCACGCCAGCGTCGGCGGAGTCTCGCCGCTCTGGTTCGAGTTCACCGCCCAGGAGGACGCGAACGAGGCCGACCCGACCGTCGACCCCGTCCATGAGGCGCAGCAGCAGTCGCGCCTCGACTCGGAGGCCCTGGAGGCCCAGATCCGAGAGGACGCCGAGGCCGTGGCCGAGGAGGTCCGCAAGCAGCAGGTGAAGGACGACGCTCGCGTCGCCCGCGAGGACGAGAAGGCGCGCCGCGCCGCGAAGGAGGAGTCCAAGTGAGCAAGGTCAGCCTCTCGAAGGAGGCGGTGCGCATCTTCACGATCGTCGCCGTCGTCGCCCAGATCGTCGGCTACGTCGTGACGGGCGCGCTGGAGCTCAACTCGGCTGGACAGTTGACCACTGTCGCCCTGCTGGGCCTCATCGGCATGGCTGCTCGGAAGTACGTGTACTCCGAGGCGACCGTCGACCGCGCCATCGCCAAGCAGGCTCTGGCCCCGCAGGTCAAGGCTGATCCTGGCGTCTGATGGCCCGAGCCCGCAACGCCGACATCCTCAAGTCCTACAGGGACCGTCTGCAGGCGTCCAAGAAGTGGCGCGAGACGGAGAAGTTGGACAAGTTGTGGTGCCTCTTGGTGGACCTCTACCGAGGGAAGCACTACGACGACATGAGCACGTCCGACCGCATGGTCGTGAACGTGTCGTTCGCGACGATCAACGTGATCGGCCCGAGCGTGTCGGTGAACCACCCGAAGATCACCGTCTCCGCACGCAAGTCGGAGGACGCCGATCGCGCCATCATCACCGAAGCGGTGGTGAACTACTGGTGGCGGCACTATGGCGTCCAGCAGTCCTTCAAGCGCGCCGTCAAGGACTTCCTGATCATCGGGCACGGCTGGATCAAGACGGGCTACAAGTACTCCAGTCAGCAGCAGGACGCTGCTGACTCGTCCGAGTCGGGGGATGCGGGCTACGACGGCGAGCCCGCAGACGACTACGCAGACCCGAAGCCCGACGCCACCGTCGAGGCGAACACGGTCATCACCGAGGACCGCCCCTTCGGCGAGCGCGTGTCTCCGCACGACATCTACGTCGATCCAATGGGCACGTGCATGGACGACATCGGCTGGATCGCTCAGCGCATCCGCCGATCGGTGAAGGCGGTCCAGCAGGACAAGCGCTACCTCAAGGCTGGCCGCGACAAGGTCGTGAGCGGTTCGTACGCCAAGTACGACGGCGAAGACAGCTACGCCAAGAAGGACTACCGCTCCGAGCGGGATCCGAGCGGCGGCTACGTGGACGTGTGGGAGTTCTACGACCTGCGTCGCAAGACGGTCTGCACGTTCTGCGACACCACCGACCAGAAGGACGCCACGTTCCTCATCAAGCCCGCGCCGTCCCCCTTCGCGTTCGGCCACCCGTTCGTGATGATCCGCAACTACGAGGTGCCCGAGCACTTCTACCCGATGGGCGACCTCGAAGCGCTGGAGCCGCTACAGCGGGAGTTGAACGAGACGCGCACGCAGATGCTGAACCACCGCAAGCGCTACCAGCGCAAGTGGCTGTTCCGCGAGGCGTCGTTCGACCCGAAGGGTCGCTCGGCGCTGGAGTCCGACGAGGACAACACGATGGTCCCCGTCATGGGCAACGAGCCCCTGACGGACGTGATGATGCCGATTCCTGCCATCCCGATCCCTCCCGACTTCTATCAGCAGTCGGAGTTGATCGAGCAGGACATCGACCGCATCACGGGCGTGTCCGAGTACCAGCGCGGCGGGATGCCCGAGGTCCGCAGGACCGCCACCGAGGCGGCGATGATGCAGGACGCCGCCAACGCGCGTTCCGCCGACAAGTTGGCGATCGTCGAGGGCTTCATCGCGGTGATCGCTTCTCGCCTGATCGCGCTCGCGCAGGAGATGCTGACTGGCGACCAGGTGGTCCGCGTGGTCGGCGTCAACGGCGGGCCACACTGGCTGCAGTTCGACCGCGAGTGGATCCAGGGCGAGTTCGACTTCGAGGTGGAGGCTGGCTCGACCCAGCCGAACAATGAGTCGTTCCGCCGTCAGTCGGCGCTGCAGATGATGGACGCGATGGCGCCCCTCATCGGCGCTGGCGTGATCAACCTGCCGAAGTTGGCGGCGCACGTGCTGCGCGACGGCTTCGGGATCAGCAACCCTGAGATGTACGTCGACCCGATGGGTATGGCTGGCATGACCCCCATGATGCCGCCGATGGGCCCAGAGGGGTCTGGGGGCGCCCCCCCTGGGCCTCCCGACGGGTCGGGCGGTCCCCCTCCGCCGACGGGCGGTGGGGGCCAGCCGCCAATGCCGATGCCGCCAGCCCCAGGGATGGGCGGGAACATCGACCCGAAGACGCTCGCCATGCTCTCCACGAAGGTTGGCCTGGATACCCCCAACTTGGGCTGACGTACCAAAGTACGCCAAGAGTTGAAGGCCCGACCAACCCTTGAGGAGTCTTAGGTGCCCGAAGAGATCCAGCCAGAAGCCGCCCCCGTCGCAGACGGACAAGGGGCAGAGGCAGAAGGGGGCGCAGCCGCCGTAGAGGCGAGCGAGCCCCAGTACTTCGATCCCACCCCCTACGCTGACCAACTCACGAAGGTCGTCGTAGACGGGGAAGAGATCGAGGTTCCCGTTGCTGAGTTGCTTGGCGGGTACAGCCGCACTGCGGACTACACGCGCAAGAGCCAGCAACTCGCTGCACAGCGGCAAGAGCTGCAGTTCGCGAACGTCATCGCCGAGGCGCTGGCGGAGGATCCGCAGCGGGCCATCGAGTACCTCTCGCAGAGATACGGGCTCCAGGTGGCACCTGTTCAGCAGGAAGAGGAAGAGTTCCTCGACCCGCTGGAGAAGCAGGTGCGTGACCAGGGGCGCTGGATCGAAGAGCGGGCCAAGATGGACGCTGACATCCTGCTCGAACGGCAGATCGCCGAGGCGCAGCAACTGTGGGACGACGTCGACCCGAGGGAAGCCGTCGCCTACGCCCTCCAGCGAGGCTGGGAAGGGCGCACTGCGATCCAAGACGCCTTCGCGGCGCTCGCGGGCCAGCGTGTCCTCGCCGAACGAGCCGCCCAGCGGCAGATGTCGACCCAGCAGCAGGCAGCCGAGCAGGCCGCGATCGCGGCCAAGCAGAGGCTGAACGGCTCGGTGGAGCAAGGCGCAGGTGCGGGACAGGGTTCGACCGTCACAGGCCCACAGCAGGCCTCAACGATCGCAGAGGCATGGGAGATGGCCAAGCAGCAGCTTGGCATGTCCTAAGCCCCAACCCCAGGAGCAACCATGGCTGGTAACCCGAACTTCGACGCCCTGCTCGCCACCACGCTGGCGAACTACGACAACAAGCTGACCGACAACATCTTCTCCGCTCGGCCGTTCCAGTACTGGCTGATGCAGGCTGGCCGCATCAAGTCCAAGAGCGGCGGCGTGAAGATCGTCGAGCAGTTGATCTACGGGATGAACACGACCGCTGGCTCGTACAGCGGCTACGACACCATCTCGCTGACCGCCCAGGACGGCATCACCGCTGCCGAGTACCCCTGGAAGCAGTACGCCGCGAGCATCGCGATCAACGGCCTGGAGGAGGCTCAGAACAGCGGAGAGGCTGAACTGATCGACCTCCTGGAGTCGAAGATCATGCAGACCGAGGAGACGCTCAAGGAGAAGTTCGACCAGATGTTCCTGCAGTCCGATGGGACGGGGAACTCGGGCAAGGACTGGCTCGGCCTCGCTGCCCTCGTCGGCGACCAGACGGACTCGGTCACGACCGTCGGCAACATCGACGCCACGTCGTTCACCTGGTGGCGGTCCTACAAGGAGGCGACCGCTGGGTCGCTGACCCTGGCGCAACTCTCCACCGCGTTCAACTCGGTGTCGGTCGGCAACGACCAGCCCGACCTGGCGCTGACCACGCAGACGCTCTACGAGCGCTACGAGGGCCTGCTCCAGCCGAACCAGCGGTTCAC